GCGCATAAACGCCCCAGACAGGGCATCTACTTGGTCGTCATGCCCACCAAGCGGGAAGGCCTCCACCTCGTCCAAGAACGGGCCAAGCCACGCCCCACGGTATAGCCTGACATTCCCGACTTCCGCTTGAGAGCTTACTGGGCCAGCCCGCTCAACCTTTGATCCAGTGGCCCGTTGGCCTCGCACCGTATAGTCTTTCAATACCCTTGTCACATAATGATAAATAGTATTTACCCCGCTCGCTCCCGGCTCCTGTTCTATGAAAATTTGTGTACCGCCGCCGTCTATTTGGGCCGTTTGTTTTATTAGGGCTTCCACCTCTCCGGGAGTACCCCGCATTTTCTGCACATCTACCACGTAGTACAGCCCATCAGCCCCATAATCTACCCTAACCCCAGCCGTATAATCTGGGTCTGTTCCCAGCTTGGCAGGCGTGGCGGCTAAGTCCCAGTATCTAACCGATTTATTGACCATAACGGGGAGTTCACTAACCACCGGAAACCACTCCCGTTTGAATAGATTTCCCGGTTGCCTAGCAGACCAATCTCCCATCAGTAATTGCTGACGGGTTATGGGGTCTAATTGTTGCAAAGAATTAAGATAAGCATTCTGATCTAGGTAGGGGTTATCGGGTAAACTGGCCGATATAAATATGCGCCCCTCGACGGTGCCTTCAGCGTCTATAAACCGCTCCCGAACCCATTCATGCCCAATACCTCCGGGATTAGATGCCGCCCGCATCCTCAACGGGACGTTGGTATCAGATAACCGGCGCAGGCGGCTGAAAAGATATCTATATTGCGTCTCCGTGAACTGGGTTAATTCATCAAACCCCACGTACTGGAATTCGGTGGATTGGTACCGGTATTCATCTCCCGGCCGTTCTAAATAACCAAAGGTTAGCGTCCCACCTCCCGGAAATACCCACGTCTTATTACTATCCCGCCATACTGCGTCAGTAGTAGATAACCACTGGCGAGTTCTGTCCATTAACGCTCCGGGCAATGATAGATCAGTGTAAGACCGGCGCAGTAATAGGGCCGAATAATTGGGGACGCTTGCATACTGTAAAGCCGCCATCAGCAAGGCGTCGGACTTACCGCCACCAGCCGCCCCACCGTACAGGGCTTCCTGTATATCCAGCATCAAGAAGGCATACTGTTTCGGCGTGGGTTTATGCGGTATGTATTTCGCCGTCCACGGTACTCGGATGGTATCCATTGGATTCCACCCTAATTGCCCCAGCATCGTGTAAGACGGAGATGGCTTCTGCAATATCGGCGACATCTAGCGTTAACACCTCTTGTCTGATAGGGCCTCCATCTGGCCCAGAATGCTCGTATTTGGTGGGTGAATCTAGACCTAACAACTCCCGTGTGTCCTTGATAGCCTGCAAGCATAGGCGGGTAGATGTGGGGTCTGCTTGGAGCATAAGCGGCCAATGAACTTGAATAATCTTTGATAATCGTTCTAGTGTTAATGCCCTGTAATGGGCCGCTGGTTCCTCTAGTGTCTTGGCGAGGGCCGTTTTAACAGCCGCAATCGCTCCCGTGTGGTTGGTATACCCCAGATTATCAGCTATTTCTTGCCATGTACGGCCCGCCATGCGTAACTCCAACGCTCGTTGCTGTCGTTGCACCGCTTCGATACGGCGGGGAGATAACTTAGATTCCGGCATTGCTTATCACCTCTTGGAGTTTAAGTGCTACATCAACTTTCGGCCCGCTACCGTCTAACACTACTAACTTAGAACTGTATTCTTGCGTTAGGTTATTAACTTTGGTTATGCGCCCTTTCAGCCATGGTTCATCAAACCTTGACCCACGCTCCCAAGCCCTGCGGCGGGCCATTAATTCAGGTACTTTAAGATAGACTAAGATAAGCCGCCAACCCATATCAACGGCCGTAGTAAAGAACTTGGTATTGCCCAACCTATCCCCCTCGCCCACTACCAGAGAACAATCGTACAGCTTATCAGGGGCATCCTCAGACAGCCATTGAATCACCTTGGGCTGAACGCTTAAAGCCAAGCAATCCGTCCCGCCAAATGGCTCCCGTCTAAGGCCCAGTTCTACGACATTGGTTTTCTCTATTTCATACACCGTGTGAGCGAACGGCTTTTGTTCCACAGACACTATATTATCGCCAAGGGCTAAGGCTGTCGCCGTAGTCTTACCGCTTCCCGGATAGCCGACAATATATAGCAGGTTTCGCTCGGTACTCATGCAGTAATAAACCTATCAGCATAATCATTCTTGAAGCAATCCCAATCCCGCTCCATCATAATAACTTGGCCCGTTTGCCGATAATGGTTTTGTTTGAGTGGGCTACAGCCCACGTCCAGCGGGTTATCTTCAAGGCGCAGGTTAGGCGGGAGGTAAGCCCTGCGGGCCTCCCAGAATATGTCTAACCGTGGGCGAATCCACCGTTGCTGAGCATGGGTAATCCTGTCATGAAGAAGATCATTGTATACGTTGGGGTAACGGCGGTTCTTACGGTGCCAAGACTTATACGTGCATAGCGCACTTTCAAGCGTGAAATAACTCACGTCCTCTAGCCAAGTTTGGCCCATTGCCCGCTCCTTAGCATCCCTGAGAAGGCGTTCTCCCGCTATTTCAAGGCCCTTTAACTGTTCGGTCGTGTAATCACCTGTGAACGATGGGTTTGACCCATGCCAATCCAAGTCATCCCGCCCTGTAACTTTACACAGCCCATTTCGGTGACTGCGTGAGCCTTGCATATCATCTAGAAATAACTGGTCACAATCCAAGGGCAACCCCATAATCCGCAGGTATTCAAGGTAGCTGAAAGTAGATAACCGGCCGAAAGACCTGAAGCCATTCTTGACCGTGTCCCAGATAATGCGGAAATTATCATACTGATACGGGCTACTACCACACAGATGATGGAAATACCCAGCCTGACCCGTTGGGCCGCTGGTTAATTGCTGATACTGGGCCACGTTTTGGATAAAAGTAGATTTATGATACCGGCGATCTGTATCCCATAGCAGGTTGCCATACACAGCCGGATTTTTAAACCAGCCATCCATCTTATCTATATCCACGTCAGCCAACACGGGGAAATTCTTAAAGATAATATAGGACGTTACTGGGTTCTGTGTATTACCGTTTAAATAGGCGAACCATAACTTTTCCTCGGTTCCCCAGCCCTCCTCAGCGGCTAGATATGGCATAACGTAATAAACCGCTCCCGGATGGCTTTTATACTGCAAGTGGAACTGATAAAACCGTAGGAAAACTTCCTCCCGGTATTCAACCCGCCTAAAGTCCATCCCAGCTTCTAATCTTGTGCCAGTTACGACCATATCTGCATCACCATCTTGGCTTCATCCCGTTTGACCGATTTTATCTCCGGCTCATACATTTTATCCGACTTAACATATAAGAAGGATGCCCCAATATGGATTGAGCAAGTCCAAACGATATACCCATATCTATCAAACATATATTCTGAGTATGCCATAACGTAATCCCTAGTATTTTCCAGACTAGGTTTATTCAATGCCTTGCCGAACCTTTCCTTATGGAACCGCCTAGTCCAGAAGCTAGTGTCATTTAGATAGATAGCTGTAGGGCCAAGGCCAAAGAGATGATCTAGCTGGGGCATCCATCCAGCTAGTTTCATCGGGTTAAGAGAAGGCATATCAACGATATATAGATCAGCATATGGAGCGTTTAGCATAGTATCTTCAGCCAACCCGTAGCGCACATCTAGGGCATCGGAGAATGGCTGGTTTCGCAGGTGGGATAAACATTCCTCGGCTACCTCATAAACAACGTGGGATTCGGGCTGAAATAGCTTCTGCACTATACCCGTCCCCATACCAACCCCGCCAAAGAATTCCTCTACTGTTTTAACCTGCTTCACATACAGATATTTCAGCGTATTAAAGATATGAAGTTGCCTAGTGGCATGACCTTGAGCATATGCCGGTTTATTTAATGCCCAGTACATAAAAGAGGTCTTGTCTAGCCGCCCCATAGCCCCAGCACTATCATCAAAATCCAAGTTTATTGTCCCATCTATTACGGCCTTCATGTGGTTGTGGGAATTTCCACGGGCTTCCCCATGCCACCAGCCCACACGGCACTCTTACCAAGTGGGCGCATCTTGGCGGTTATTTCTTTCTGGGTTTCCTCCTCGGCTGAATCACAATGCAGTATCTTAGTCCGGTAATACAAAACCAGCGAGATACGCTCAGCATCCCCCGATTCGGTAGTTAGCGTCGTGTTACCGTGCCATTGATGAGCGTCCATAAGCACCAGATCGCCGTCTTTCAGGTCAACTGATACCCTCCACTCCGGAAATGTTAAATGGCCGCCAGAATAAGCCCCTCTGCGCCATACTGCCAAGCAAGAATAGCCTTCATCCAAGTCCCCGCTATCAGTATGAACGCCCGTGGGGTAGGTATTATTCACTGTCATGGTAGTGAAAACCGTGCCACCTACCATCCAATCAGGGTTGGTTAAATCAGCACGGGCTTTCTGCGCCGCAAAACGCCTCGGCTCATACTCCTCAAATATATCCTGAATATCCCTGAAAAGGGGAAATAAACTACTAAATTCCTCGGCGTGACTGCCTGTCCATGCTGTAGTGCGACAATATGGCAGGGTAACCAGTGGATCGATATTCCCAATCGTGCTGGATGATACGTTGGCAAATCTAACTCGGTTGTTAGTGGTATAAGACCCGCCCCCGCTAGCATTGCGCCGGTTATTGGCCCCGATATCTTTTAAGCTATGCAGTATGGGATAAGCCGTATCGTGAGCGGCCCCGGAAAGTATACCGGGAAGATAAATAACCAGCGGCCGCCCATCTGGCATCATAACTCTACTGGGGCCGGTTAACCGGACGTTATAGTCATCCTCGGTTAACACCTTACCAACCTTCTTTTCCATTTCTACCTGCGGTGTCTTGGTGCGAACCCTCATTTCAACTAGTTGTTGCATTATCCTCCCCCGTGGTAATTGATACGCAATATTTTATCGCTTCATAGACCACATCGGCCACGGTATCGATCTCCCATGCCTCCCCCAGTGCGAACACCGCCTCCGTCAGTTCGTTATAACGCTCCTGTTCTATGTAGAACATAAACGGCTTTAAATTATTCCCTTCCTTGCTGGTTTTATTGTTAATCTGCCCGCCACGCTCTACAGGCTCCCCAGAATAGGTTTCTGGTAGGGGTACATAATCAGCTTGCGTGTCCTGTTCTAATAATTCAGTTAACCCCACGTTATAGGTGTCGCTGATATCCTGTAATAAAACCTGAAGGCTATTATCGGCGTCAATTCCCTCGATTAATTCTTTCAATAGACCTGCGTCAGGCTGGGCTAACGCCGCCAACGGGTCAAGCGTGGCAAGCACTTCATCGGCCTCAGCCTCCGATAGATCGACCACCAGCACCGGCACAACGGCCTCGGGAGTTGTAGAAACCCGCAGGTGTCCATCTATTAACACCAGCCCATCAGGGGTTTCACGGGCTATAACGGCGTCGGCGTATCCAATCCTTCCTAACATAGTTTCAAGCCCCTCTCGCTGGTGCTGAGGGTGATGCCGCCAGTTTCTGGGGTTTTCCCTTAACTCCACCGCTGGAACCCTTCTCAACTCTGTTATTCTGTCCTTAAACGTAACCACAGGCCCTCCTACAATAAATCAACAGATGCTTCAC